TATAAGATGAAGAACAATCCAAAGAATTCTAACATTCCTATCTTTTCTAATCCTATAATAGCTAAATACTCTTTAGGCACAAATCCTATGATGTTGATATGTACAGTTAAATCTGCAATAAACAAGAATAGAATAGAAAAGATCATTCCTATTTTTCTGATCCCTCCATCAATTCCAAATGATGAATTAAAAGCATGTTCTTTTAATGCTCTTAACACTCCGAAAAAAGTATCAAACATGATACACCAAACAACAATCAAAACAACAACATTTGAGCTTAACGCTCCATAAATGACATTAAAAATATTTTCCATTTCTATTTTTCCTCCTTATCTTCTTCTAGATCAAGCATAAATTCAATACTATCTAATTGAGCAGGCGATAACTCAGCTCGCTCAATATCTTCAATAGAAACTTTCTTGATATTAATATCAACAGTTTCTTCCTCTAATTTTTTTAATTCATCATTAAACATTTGAATATTTTCTTTAGAAATATCATATTTTCTATTTTTGATAATCGCATTACCATTCTCATCTTTTTCAGCATAATTCTCACAGAGTTTTTTCCTCTGTTCTTCATAAACATCAATTTCTTTTTTAATTTCTTTGATGTTTTTTGAAATACGATATGCAATAACACTTTTCATTCCTCTTGTGTTATTTAAATACATAAACGTTTTCATATTTATTGCATGAACTAATACTCCTAATTTTAATTCCATTGATTATTTCCTCCTAATATTAATATTTGTTCTTCTAACTCTTTCACTCTTAATTTTAGCTTCTGAATCTGCCATGTGTTCAAAGCAATAAATTCAGTATAAGCTAAATTATGTTGTTCACTTATTCCTCTATCTAACAAATAATTGCTTTCACTACCGACAATATCTTTTAATTTTCCATCTGCTTCCTCTTGTTCTCTTTGTATTTCTGTAATAACAACACCCGCAAATTCCTTTGTTGTGAGATCTGACATTTCTAACGCCTTTTCTACTTGTTGAGTTAAGTACCCACTATGAAATCTTCCACTTGAACCTAATATGTATTTATATATAGATGGTTCTAAACAATCAAAAAACTTATCATATCTTTCATCAAATGTCTGTATGTCTTTTTTTAGATTTTTATCAGAGCTCCATGTTGTAGAACCTTTACATTGTACTGTTTGACCTCTTAAGTTTGTTATGGTTTTATATGTAGATGAGCCTGTCCACCCAAGAGAACAGCTTAAACCGTTACCACTCCTTACAAGAATATCATGTGTATTATTATCTCTCCATACAGTAGATATTGATCTTGTGTTTGTATATGCGTCCATTCCAAATTGAAAATTATTATTTACAACAACAACTCCACCAAAATCTGTTCTTCTATTAAAATAAAATTTACCATTTTGTTCATTGACGAAAGATATATCAGTAGCAGAGCCATTATTACCCAGGTACCCAACTCTTGTATTTCTTCCATCATCTGCATAGAAACCAATAAACCCATAACCGCCTATTGCGACTCTAGTTACATATGCAGATTTTGTGTATAGGTCACCGTCATAGACGTGTAAATGTCCACCATAAACACCCAATATATCTTTGACAAAACAAGCTACACGCACATCAAAATCATTACCAGTTTGACAATGGAAATCAACATAACCATTGTATATCTCTATACCACCATCATTGGCACAATTATAGTAAATTTTGTTTGTATAATTACCAATTTCAAAACCAGTTCCATCTATAAATATTCTAGTGTTGGATATGGTTGTTGTACCACCTGTAGATGTATCTGTTAATACAATATCATTAGCTCCTATTTGAGTAAATCTATTAGTAGATTTAAATTCTAACAACTGATTAGACAACGTCACATATTGTTCTGGTACTTCGCTACTCGTAGGAAGATAACTGACAAACCATCCATCTTCATCAAAATACCAATTTCCTATATGACTGTTTTTACCTGTTCCTGTCATATAAAACCCTTGACCTAGAGAAATATAATCCGTTCCTATATGAACATTTTTATCTGGATCTTCTTTCAGTATCTTTATAGATATTTGTCTTGAATATGATGAAAGTATATAATTATCATCTATAATTCCTAGCTTCTTGAATATCTTAAATAATATATCAGATATATCAGCATTAGAATCCGTTTCATTTTCTAGAAAGTTTTTTGGTAAATATACTTCTAATCTTATACCTGTTATCAAGGTTATATATTTTCTTCCCTCAGTTGTTCCAGAACCTGTAGATCTTCCTGTTGGATTAAGTTCAAATCTTACATTTCCAAATCTTAAATTATTTTGCAATAAATCAATTTTTATTCCATCAGCACTATCATTTATATTTTTGAAATACAAACAAAATTCTCCTATATTCACATTTGATACTGTGTATTCACCACTTTTTATAAGATTATAAAATTCTGTATCTGTATCTTCATAGAAACGTTTGCTTTCACAATTAAAATGACCATCAAATGCTTCTGATGTATAAATGATATAATGGTTTGTGTCAAATGTAGTTTGTATATATTTTCCACGACTTTCAGCAAGTGTACTTTTATTTCCACTTTTTTCAGATTCAACCTTAATATAATTCACTCCATTGATACCATTTTTATTGATTAGAAAATTGTTATTTTCATCTCCAATATAAATGTTATTCATTTCTCCACTAGTAGCATTGATAACTCCATTAAACTCTCCATTCATGGCTCTCATATTACCAAAATTATCAACCATAAATTTATCATTTATATTGATGCTTCCACCAGTAATATCACCTAAGTTGGATGTTAATGCACTTAACTTATTGACATTCATCTTATCAGCAGTAACACTATTGGCCACAATATTTGTACCATCTAAATACTTCTGATAGACTTCATCAGTTAGCTGTTCTTCTGTAAGATGTCCACCTTCAGCATTCATTCTATAATACAAACCATCTAGTCCAGTTAATACCAAACTATCTGCAACAATTGTATTAGCTTTGATTAGATCCCCGTTGAATTTCACAGAAGTTAATTCGTAAAGAATACCTTCTTCTCCTGTGACCTTTTCAAACACTCCACTTTTTGCAAAGAGATTATCAACATATTCAGTTCCAACATTAGACAAATCTATTCTTGCGTAGGTAGCGTTTAAATCTCCTACTTCAAGATTGTCAATCTTTGCATTTAGAGCAGTGAATTTTTTTGATACATTAAGAATTTCTGCATTTAACTTAACAAAATTTTGATTCATTAATATATTAGAACTTGATTCTTGTGCGTAAGTTATTTGATTTTCGCTTTGTGCTTCAGCAGCAATATTACTTGAAATTCCACCTGAGTAATTTATTGTATGATTCATTACAATAGCTTTTATAACTGATGCGGCTTTTGTTTCAATGTCAATCATATCCCCTGTATCAAGGTGAAACTGACCTTGCATAGAAACATTATATGGAATATACTCAAAACCTTTTAGCCTATTCCACAACTCCACAACGATCTTATCTTTATCTAGATTTGCTATTGGATTGTCAATAATTTTCAAAGATGTTATACCACTGGTTTCTATACTTTCATCATCTTGTCTTATAGTTTCCTGATTTATAGTATTCTCTCCTGTTTCTTCATCTTCTGATTCCTCAGAATTGTTTTCCAATTGCGTACTTAATATCACTTGATTAACAGGCCCATATTTTTCATACACAACAGGATAAGAACTAAGATTTTCAGCAGTATAAGATTGATCAACATCTGTAAACCAATTTAACTCTAAATTCCCATTTCTATTAATACGAGCAAACGAACAGGAAATTTGAGCAATAGCAATTACAATTTCACTCATTGTTGGAATATATCCATCAGTATATGGTCTTTTACTTATAACAAAGTCACTATTTGGAAATGAAATAGTTTCTAACTCACAACCTGCTTGTTCACATACGTTTTTCAAATAGTCTAATACTGTAATAGGATAAGATATTTGAGTATCATCAAAATGATTATTAAAATACATCCTGTTATCCATAAATTTATATTCAGTATCACTTATTTTTTCATAAACATTCATTTTACCCATAGGAACATATTCGATTGTTTCATCTTCTAACTGTATACCAAAATATAATAGAAAAGACCCGTTTTCTAGATTTAACGAGTCTTTGTAATCGACTTTAATTGTTCCACTTTTAGCTATAAATGATCCAATAAAAGTATTTGTTTCAGAACTATAGATATTATCATCTAATGTACAAGTAACAAAATCATGTATGGTATTATGAAAATCAATATATCCTTTAATCCTACGAGCATTTTTAACAATATTTTCTTTAAATTGATGACTTACCTGGTACATTAATCAAACCTCCTATTTGAAACAAGCGTAAAATCAAGTGACTTATAGTAATCACCCATTGTAGCTAGTTTTTCTTTCTTAGGATCAATACACTAACAACTAATAGTACTATAGTTATTTGTCTCACTATTTAGAAATCTAACTTTAATATCACTTTTTTTGAGAATACCAAGAATTTTCCTTACAACATTTCCTTCAGTAGGACCGAGTTTTACAGAAATACTTGCTATTCTTCCAAGAATATCTCTATTCATATTTAGATTTGGAGTACGTCCAGAGTTTTCTCCGTCCTGCTCTGATAGAAGATCATCGTAACTGGTAATATTTGGTACTTCATATCCATCAATGTATAAAAGTTGTTTATATGCCATATTTTAACCTCCTATCATCTGACGTTCTTTCTTTGCGTTTTCAAGTAATATAGATAGTTTCTTTACATCAACATCAACTTTAAGAGTCAAGTTCTTTACAAGATTTATTAACTCTCTAATTAATGAAATCAAGGTATCAAGTCCTTGTACATTTCCTTGTTCTTTTTGCATTCTTAAAGCTGTGTCAATCATATCTATCATTTTATTTTCTGGTGCAACTATTTCACCATAATGTCTGTTGTCACCAATCATAGCCAACTGAGGTTGATTTGCTCTTACATAACCACCTTGAGCTAATTTTGGAATATTTGGTGGGGGACCTATTTTATATCCACCAATAAATGGAATCCCTCCAGGAATTTTTAAATATAATTTTGCAATTACATTTTTATTAATAGCCTTAATTATATTGTTAATAAATTCCTTCATATTCGCAACTGCTGCTGATAACTTCATACCTAAACTTATTGTCTTACTTTTCAAACTATCCCATGTATTCTTTGCTGTTTTTAAAGCATTCGCAACTTTACTTTTCATTGTTTTGACAGCTGTACTGTTTTTAATAGCATCCCATGAATTCTTCACAGAACTGAATAGTTTATCTTTTACAGCCTTTAACGTTTTTGAAACCTTTCCATTTTTTATAGCATCCCATGCACCCCTAACTGTGTCAAAAGCTTTTTCTTTCAATGCATTTAAAGTTTTAGCCGCTTTACTATCCTTGATTGCATCCCATGCTCCTTTCGCTTTAATCGCAGTTATTGTCATAGAAACTTTTTCAGGAATACCCTTAACAACATCAACTATGTCACCTATACCATCTATAAAATCACCAACTATATCAACTATATTTTTTATGACATCAAATACCCCACCTAAGAAATCTGATACATTTTCTATAGCACTTAAGAAGGTTTCACCAACTGCCTCTACAACGTCAGCTATAATAGGCATAATATTTTCAAGGATCCATTTGCATAATGGTTGAAGAATTTTTGTCCATAACTTGTTTAAAACGTCAAAAATACTTCCAATTGCCTCAGCAAATTTGTCTATCATTGGTTGAACATGATCTTCAAATACTTCTTTAAATTTTTCAGATAATTTTTTAAGCACAGGGGCAACATATTTGTTATAACCATCTAATACAGTTCCAACAAGATCACTTACCCCATCTTTAATATTCATTAAAAATGGATGTATGTGTTCATCATATAACTTTATGATTGTTTTTACTGTTTTATCAATATAATTTTTAAGAGTTGTTACAACTGTTTCTATAGGTTTTAAAGTATTTTGTATTGCTGTTTTGATTTTATCTTTATTGTCTATAATAGGACCAGTTATACAGTCTAATATATCTGTACCTAACCTTTCTAAAAGTCTGAATTGACCCATTGCACCGTTAATTATGATACCTATTAAGTTAGAACCAATATTTATAGCAGTCGGGTTAGAAAAAACACTCGCTATATCTGCAAGAGCAACACTGAAATTACCTATAATTTCTGCTTTCTTAGCTTTAAAATCAAACCAATCAACTATACATTCTTTAATCGAATCAGCATTATCAGAAATATATTGCGAAACACTTCCAACCAAAAGAGTAGCAATCGTCATTCCTATTGAAGCAATTGAACCTGTGACTTTTCCTAAAGATTCAACTGTCTTTTCCACCCAATTAGATGCAGCACCAATAACCTCTTGACTGGTAAAAATTTCCTTTAAACTTTTTCCCAAAGACTCAATATGCCCTTTTATTGTATTGATGTTTTCCATAGAATCGCCAAATCCTATTTTGAAACCATTCATAAACAATCCTGACAACCTTTTAAATTCATCAACAATTCCTGAAAGCATTTTTTCAAAAACAGATGCCTCTTCTGTAGCTTTTGGAAAAGCAACTGCTTCTGATACATTAGATGAAGTTGAATTATTATCATTATTTGGTTTTTTATCTGAATCTTTGTCATTTCCAAATGATAATTTATTAATTGTATCAACTTTAGCAAATGCTTTTTGGATTTTCTTAGCAGCTTTTTCACCTTTTTCTCCTGCAGACGTTAGGTTTTTCCCTAAATCATTAGAACTATCAGAGGCATTATTCAAATCTTTAGATACATTACTAATGGCATTGTTATTACCTTGTGAATTTGAAGATGTTCCTGTTAGAAATTCCATTAAACTCGCAAAGCTATCTGCAAGTACTTGAAGTTTTGATAATACCCAGTTTATACCCTTTATAATAGGAGTAAAAATAGCAATAAACCCTTTACCTAAACTTGCTTTAAGACTTTCAAATCTTAACTGTAGTATCCTTGTTTGGTTTGCCCAGCTATCTTGTGTCTTGATAAAATCTCCACTAGCCATAGACAATTGATCTGTAACAAAAGCCATTCTTAAGGCTACCTTTTCTTGCTCACTCATGGCTGATGTTGTTTTACCAAATCCATTAGCGAGTGCATATTGATCTAATGATGTTTGAGTCATAACAACACCTAAATCTTTTAATGATTCTGTTTCACCCGTAAATACAGACTTTAATTTTGTATAAGCCTCATCAGAAGAAAGATTATAAAATGATGCAACATCACCAGCCAAACCAGTTAATGCCTCACTCATATCATAGGCTTCTTTTTCACTAAAACCAAAAGCACTTGCCATAGCCCCAAAAGTCCCTAAATACTTTTTAGCAACTGTTTCACTTAAACCAAACGATTCCATTGCATTTTTAGCAAAATCATTTGCTTGTGCAGACATATTGGGAAAAGCTGTATCAACAACATTTTGCACTTCCATTAAATCGCTACCTAAGTTCAAACAAGAACCAACAAAATCAGTAATAGTTTTAACAGAAAAAGCAGCCGCAGCCATCTTTCCTATTTTCCCAAAACTCGCTCCAAAAGAAGACTCAAGCTGTTTGGCTCCATTACCAGACATTTTCTTTATTTTCGCTTGAAAGGTTTTATCATCAACCTGTAACTCAAGAAATATATCTCCAACTTTATTCGACATTCTCAACACCTCCTTCACCTGCTAAATCTTTAAATGCTTTTAAGATATTCTTTAAATACTCTTGTGTATCCTCTTCAGTTTTTTCACTTGCTTGTCTGTTAAGCCAATCACTACGGATTTTTCTCTGTTCAGGAGTAAAACTTTCTAACATTTGTTTATCAGTTTCACTTCTTATCCTAACAGTATTTCCTAATGGCGTATCAGGCATAATACCCACTAAATATGAACAAAACTCATCATATGGCATATCATTAACTGCTCTTAGCCTTATTCCATACTGCATTAAAAAGCTGGCCTCAATTAATGGCCAGTCTTCTTCAATATCATACCAATATTCTTCACTATTTGTCTTTTCTGTCCTGAAATCGACTTTCGACATCTTCTAATTCTTCATCATTTACACAAGCCATCAATGCAAGTGCAATTTTTTCATATTGTTTAAGACCAAGATGAAGATTATCTAATTCCTTTAATGCTTTTTTACCTAATAATTTTTCAATAATTTTATCAAACATTTCAACTTCTGAAAGATTACTTTTGCTCAATAAACTATTCATTGACAAAATATTTGATTTTTCATCATTGATTTCATATTTTTTTCCATTAATCGTTATTGTTGGTTTTTCCATATCCAACTTATTTGTTAAATCTATATGTCTTGCCATATTTTCTTCCTCCTATATATAATAAAAGAGGGCTCTTGCCCTCATAATTAAGCTGCTGGTGTAATTGTTGGTTTTCCGTTTGACATTACATCAAATTCTAATGGTGCAACTGCCGTAGAATCACCAGATCCAACATTCTTCACATTAATAATAGCATCTTTAAATTTGACGACTGTTCCATCAGGAAAAGTCCATTGAAAATCCTTTTCAACATTTCTACCATTTTTCCATACAAGCTCTGCAACAGCATCATTTCCATTGTCTCCAACATTTCTCTTTGCAGTTACTGAAACCGTCACAGCTTTAGATGTCATTAATCTACGAGTCCATCCTTCAGTATCGAATGGATTCCATTCTTCTACACCATTATCA